GCGTCAGAGCGTATGAATATTATACCAGTCGCTGTGCCTGGTTTTGCTCTTTCAATGTAATAGGCTGAAGAATTAGATCCCCTGTCTATCCACCCCATCACATAGAAATCGCCAGTACCAAAATCAAGATCAGCGTTGTACGGTTGCTCAAGATAATCGGCAGTGCTGAACCCAGAGTAAGCCATAAGCTCAGCACCAGTAGCAACAGCGGATTTGGTTAAGGTTCCAACAACAGACAAATCATTAGCGTTTACTGATCTGTCAGCAACAGTATCGGCACTGGTAATCGTCTCAGCAGTGCTATCCATCAAAGTAGCCAGTTTGATATCACCTTGCATCCAGCCTGTGTTGTAGGTGTCGGTGATATAGGCTGCCATGCCGTTTGCTGGGGTGTTTGTGTCTTCTGCCAGGAGAGTTAGACCAGCGCTGGTGGACACTGCTCCATTTTCGAGTGCTGAAATATTTAATCCATTGGCCAAGTTAGAGAGTATTGGCAAATCGGAGTTTGCGTGAGCAGGATTTCTGCTATCATAGAACGCATCAGCGTTTACAGTTGATCCTGTTTTTGTGTTGAGAGTTATAACATTATCAGCAGATGGGACTTGATCGAAAGCATAGACAACTCCATTGATATTGGAAGATGTTACAAATTCAAACAGTAACTGTTCACCATTGAAGTTTACTTTCTTGGAAAGTCCATAAGTGGCATTGCTACAGGTGATATCAACCACAGTCACAACCCCAGCAGGGCCATCGATAACACTCACCCCCGCATCAGTGGCAACGGCGATCGTCGGCACAGCTATTCCTGTCTCTGCGTCTATTGGGGCAGAGTCGATGACGGTCATTGCTACGTCATTGATATATCCGTTAATAATATAATCTGTGTCATATACAGTAACCCATGCATTTAAGTCATTTCTATTAACGATTGGCTTGTCATACAAATAAGTGATGTTGGAGTAATATAATACTCCAACATCACTTATAAATCTGGCTGTACTCAGTGCCCTTCCGTAGGTCCCAGCGGACAATATCCCATTAAGCATGAACACGCTTGTAACAGGCAATGTTCCGTTCAGCATCCGTCCTGAGCCACGAATAAAAACCATCCACATAGGCACATCAGCACGAGTCATGTCGTAGATTGTGACCTTGGTTGTCTGGGCAACGATAAGGGCAACTTTTGGGAATGCTCTTGTCGCGCCACGGGTTGCAGTGTTTAATGTTTCTGTATACCAAGACTGGGTTGTTGCGCTGTCGACCCATGCGCCGCCATCGGAATCGTTTCTTGTGTCGTAGATAAATACATCCACTATATCAGCCGATGACTCTACGATTGCGTCTATTGCTGGATATGACGAGGTTGAGCCGCCGCCCCACTCCCAGTCTCCGGCAAACTCAAAAACATTAGGATCATCAACTGACACAGTGGCTTGCGTTGCGTTTGTCCCAGCCACAACTATATCCGACACACCGATGGTGCAATCTGCAGCAATCTCAGACACCCACTCACCCGTAGGTGTTTTGTATTTTCGCCCAGGTTTTAGGTCCAGGACATTTTCGATTGGAAAGTTAGCATTTTCCGTGTTTGCTGAAATATCGACTATATTACTACGATCAATATGTTTCATGACGCTGCTCCCGATATTTCTAACTGTGCTAACTCACTATCAAAATTATAAAGTACAGATATTACGCGACCTGTAAATGTGGTAGGCTGTATAGTGCTCTCATCGTAAAGGGTTACGTAGTCAAGTATGCGTGGTGTCTCATCTGTGATAGGGCAGGTTATTTCTGCTGTATCGCGCTCTATGCAGATCACATAGTTTTCAAGATGAGGTGTCAACGAAGCGCCGCCCGCTGAGTAACGTGTGCCGAGTTCTATTTCGTCACCGTTTTTATCTGAGCCGTCGGCGGATTTTGAATTACATTGAACCAAACTTACAGGCTGTCTATTGCGGTATCTCGCTGGGGTAAAATCATCTTCTGTTAGTTCTGACGCTGTGTCAGTGCCGAGCATGTCAACAAGATATAAAGTGCCGCCAGACACATAAAAAGCATGAGTAAAAAACTCTGCCATAGCGGCCATCATGTCAATGGCCTGCTGGTCTGCGTCCACTGTGTACGATACACTTGGGCTTGTACCTCTTGCGTCATCTGTGTTTAATGTGAGGCTGAGTGATGAGCACAAACTGGTAAAAACATTAGCCAGTGTGTCGCTATATGTTGGGTAAGATGGGCTTTCTGTGATCGTATAATCAAACTCTGGCATCTTGAGAGCATAACTCACAAAATTACGGTCAAACTCGTTGAGTGTTGCCGTGCCCTCAAACAACGTGACAGCATTAGCCTCTGTGTCCTCAGTCCATTTTATTATAACGTCTGCGTTATACTCAGGCGGCCATGACAAATCCTCGAACATCTCTGGCGATAGTCGCAGGTCAGAAAATGATGGCTTGGCGTATCCTCCTGCTGGACTTTTAAGCTCAAACCTGATTGAGTCTAATCCAAGAATATACCCGTACCATTGATGAGCCAGCGCTTTATCCTCTGTGCTGATCCTGGTTAAACTGCCGCCCGATGGTGTAAACTCGCACAGGATCATATATATAACCTCGATGCAGAGTTTACATTTTGCCGACCACGCGTCACGACCACATCATCCACGAGCCGCTTGATCTCTTTGTCACCGAGATAAACTTTGACTACCGTATTACCGCCGCCGAGTTCACCATTGCGGATTTTACTGGACAGGATTTTCATGGTGTCTGCATCTATTACGCCTTCGCCCATGCTGACCTTTGCCCAGCCATCATCAACACCTGTGCCTGGCATTGAGTCAGACAGGTAAACCGAATCGATTACGCCGCCTGCTGCGTGAGTATCGTCTGACGAATGGTCGCCTACACTGCCTACGTCTGCGGATGACATACCGTCGTCAGTCGAGCCATACATGTTCGAATACCACGACGACGACAGGCCGAAATAGTGCTCGTTTGAGTCTGACGATCCTGGCAGGGCAAAACTGTTTGCGTTGTAGGCTTCAGAGTTTTGAGATGCCAATGATCTGGCTATATCAGCATCTATTGCATTTAGTGCAGCAGTTAAAGATTGAGCTTGAGACTCAAGGCCTGTGTTAACTGATGCGTCGATTGAGTCGGCTAGAGAATCTATATCTGTTGGCGATATCTGATTCTCTGCCATGTAATCCATCGTGGCAAGTCCCATCTCAATATCTGCGTCAATCGCCTCGAGAGCGTCAACAACACTTGCAAGCTCTATTGAGTTTATTCCTGCCTGGACAGCATCGACAACCAGTTCCATCATGGTCGCTGTGAGATATGATGGCATGTTCAGTGCTGCGGCAATACCAGTTAGCAACCAACTGTTTTTAACCTTCATGACATCGAGAAAATGCTCCATGTCATAGTTTTGCAGAGTGTTTACGCGATTTCCGGTTTGTGGCATTCCACCGTCTGCGTAGCCTTTTACTCGCCCAGCATTGATATCTCTGAGCAGTCCAAGGTTATTGCTGGTGGCTTCTTTATTAACTATATACTCGCCACCCATTGCAAGTATGTGATTGTTTCCGACCCTGCCTAAATACAAATCATCGCGCATACCTGAGCCGCCTGTTAGTAGACCTCCTGGTGCGTAACCTTTCGTTCCAGCTGCGGTTATCTGTCCGCCTGTGTGCCAATCGAACCAGCTTGATATGGTATCACCGAGACTGCCTAGCCAACTACTGTCACTGCTACCGCTGTCGCTAAATATCTCATCGACAGTCAACTCGGCCATTTTATCGGCCAGGGCGGATGCCATAGAGTCTAGCATTGAATCCCAGGCATCTTCTATTGAGTCAAACTCGCCTTTGAATGCGCTGGATAGCGTGTCTTCGAGCGTGCCTTTTACCTCGTCGTTAAAACTTGACCACGAGTCGGTCATTGAGTCGGTCGCGCTTTCTGTGGCCTCTGCTATCTCGTCAAGTTTTAATTTGTGGTACTCTGTAATCTCGTCCTGAAGCGCCTTGTCAACGCCAGCGGTGAGGCGCATATCTGCGACCTGCTGATCTAGCGCCCATTTTTTGTATTCTGTCTCGTCAAGGGTGAGATGTTTTATTTCGTCCGTTATTTTTTTGCTTAGTGCTAGTTTTGCTTCCTCATTTGCCAAGTATGCATCGGTAGACCTCTCGTCTGTTGATGCAATGTCGTCCCACATGTTGGTGTACAACTCAGTGACCTTTGTGGTGGTGTCCTTGGTTGACTTTTCTTGCTCTCGTAATTTCTGTTTGTAATAGTCGTAAACTTCGTTTTCAGGGCTGCTTATGGTAACTCTATCTTTTGGCGGGCCAGACATGTCTGACGGCAGGTCTGCGTCGATTCTGTAAAAATCATCTGGTGGTGTTGTTGCCTCGTAAAGCATATCTGCCCAGTATTCTATTTCCTTTTGCAGTCTCTGCCTGTCTTTTTCGTCGGCAATTGGATCAGGAAAAAACTTTGCTGGCTTTATTGCTTTAATTCGCTCTTCTAACTTATCTATAGTGTCAGATATGGCCCTTGCTGAGTTTTTCGCCTCTCCAGGCTTGCCGAATATATGCTCTATCAGCAGGGCAACGCCACTTCGAGAACCACCTTCTCGGTTAGCCTCTGCGATCATCGCGCTCATGATTCTGCTCGACTCTTTCTGGAGAGACGCAAGAGCAAGCATTATCAGTCCATATCCTGTTTTTCCTTTAAACAGCAATGCCCCGAATATGCCCCACTCTAGTGCTGATGGCCCACCACCAACATTATCCGTGATGAATTTGTTCGCCTCGATAACAGCGCCAGCAAAATCTATTACTGCCTGTGCAACCTTGCCTATATCTGTAAGCAAGATTGCCGAACTCTCAGACATTCCAGAAAATACACTTGCGTAAGCGTCTTTATTTTCAGCTATTGTCTTAGATAAATCACTAAGTGATTCTGAAAGTTTGCTGGTTCCCTGCGCACTCTTATTGGCCTGTGCGATAATAAGTTTCACAGAGTTCGCTACCTCATTTATGCCCCTCTGAAGAATCTTTGTTATACCGCCAAAATCGCCTTCAACCTGCTCTTTCATGGCCTTTGTGCCACGGATTATTTCTTCTCTGGTCAGTTTTTGTGCGCGAGAATACTCTCTAAGTTGACCTGTGGCCAAGCCAAGTGCCTTCTCAAGTTGGTTAGCGTAATATGCGTTACCCTCACTCACACCACGGAACTCTTCGCCAGCAAGTATGCCTGTTGCCATCGCTTGCTTAAACTGAAGAGTTGCGGCAGCTGCCTCTCTCGTAGTTGATCCGTTGATGATTAAAGCTTTATTGAACGTCTCAAATATCTCAAGTTGGTCTGATAGTGAAACGCCAGTTCCACGAAGAGCTATTGACATATTTGTAAATGCCATAGCGTTCTCTTCGAAGTTTTGTCCGGTGTCCTGTGCTATCTTGTAGAGTCTTTCGTAAGTCTTCGAAAACTCTTGACTGCTTTTTGTGACCAGTTTTAGTTTAGAATCAATCAGCGTGTACTGGTCAGTGACTCTCTTCAGCACGGTTAGTCCATTTACGCCTGCCCACGCTGCACCAAGAGCAATCACCGACTTACGCATAGACACAAGAGCAGAGTTGACCGGATCAAAAGATTTCTTAGCCTGTCTTCCATAGGTAATAGACTCTGCTTTGGCTGATTTGAGTGCCTTTATCAGGTCTTTTGTGTCACCCTTGATGGCAACATATAGTGTTCCAGCGCTCAACCGATCACCTCTTCCCTGAGACAGTGAGCCAGGACTGCGATAACGTCACTGTAGCAATCCAGCATGTCCATACCTGCAAGCCTATGGTATACGCCTGTAGAGTCTATGCCGTATGCCTTGTAAATCTTCTTTTTGTCCACCACCATCCACTCTCGTTTTAGTTCATCTCGGCAATGTATCGCCGCATCAAGTGACTGCTCGTTTTCAGGCATGAGGGAAATCGGAAAGCATTTGTGACACGGTGTCTCCTCATCCTTGTATAGGCGTATGCAGATTTTGCAGTCAGGCTTGTTAAAGGCGTGGACTGCATACGCTTTCAATTTTTTATTCTGCTATTTCCTCCAAACGCCTTTTTTGCGTGTTTTTCCAGTTCTTTGTATTTTTCGTCCACGAAGGCAGAAAAAACATTCTCTTCGTCAATTATCCTGATGAGTTTTCCGTCAGAATCTACTTCTCTTCCGGTGTACAGCATCAGTTTGTTTTCTGTGGTTACATCAAGCTCTTTGTCATCCAAAAATATTCCCCAGAACGACATGATGCGGTTATCCACTATCCACCGCTCCATGTCTCTGTGGTCTACATCAGGTGTTACGACCTTAGTTAACCTCTTGGTCGAAGGATGAACCGCATACTCAACTTCCTCTTTTACGAGTGTCTTGTATGCGGCCATCTGGTCCTCCATTGTTACCCACCGCAATTCTACACCTGACGATTGGTCTGTCTCGTCGAAGTAGAATTTCATTGTTACGGGTTTTATCTGGTCAACCCGCTTGCTCTTGAATTTCATTTTATCTCCCTTTATTTGTTAGGCATAACAAACAGTTATACAAGCACCATATCGCCATTTACCCTTGCGGTAAAAGATACCTGTCCGAGTCCGCCTTTATCGTAAGAGATCGGTCTTGATGTGATTATTACAGAACTCACAGCAGTGTTTGCACCAGTGGTCATGCCAGGATGCAGGTAGCCTGTGGTCTGGCAAGGGACGTAGTAGCTCGTCTCATCGATATAAAATCGAAGATCAGTCAACTCGGCTGCGGCATCGTATGCGTTCTCAAGCGCAATCTGACCTGTAGTATCACCAGGCTTGTGGTTGCCGGAAAAACTGATGGTTCCGCCATCCTTGATGCCAAGCACATATTTCGTGCTGTCATCACCAAACTCTGTGTCGTCGATCTCTGCACGGCTCATACCGTCCATCGACCAGTTACCAATACCCATTACTTTGTTGGCACCAAGTGAGACTTTGCCCAGATACCCAACCTTTGAAGTAGTCGCCATTATTTTACCTCTTGATTTTTTTCCATAGTTGGTAGAGCGAGTCACCAACCTGTATAAGAGCCAAATGCCCTATTTCAACATCACAATCTACGTATATCCTGTACCCGACACCCTTGGCCTTGTAGCAGAATCCTATATCCTCGCCGATTGGCTTGCCGTCATCATTCACCGACATCTCAAACCACGGTTTCGGAATATTATTAAGTGCGTCTATTCTTACGAGCAGGCATCCTGTTCCTGTTGCGTCAACCTCAACCAGTCCGCCTCGGTCTATGATGCCGTCATCAACGTGTTGCCTGTCAACGTTGAGTATAGGCTCAAAAGGCGGATATCTGCGGTGTACCTTTCCGCCTACTATGTCCTTCCCGTGAGCCAGTAATCTTGGTATCAAATCTGTGTCGTGGTATACCTGATCGGTGTCCATGAACAAGATGTGCGTACACCCAAGAGATATGGCCTGCTCACACAGATGAGTCCGTATCTTGCCGAGGTCACTCATGTGGAATTGAGTTTTCGGAAAGATAACATGGCAGTCTTCAGGCCGATCCAATCCGAGGAAAGATATAAAAAACTGCGTATGCACCTTCTCTTCTGATATCGGCAGAGCAATGGCGAGTTTAACTGCGCCACCATTGAGACGTTCTGCTTTCCGCCTGAGATAAGTAGACCTGTCCTGCATGAACCTGATTTCGTTATACGATTTCTCATAAAACTCGTCATCTTCTGCGTCAGTTATGGCAGGATGGTCGTGTACGAGTTTTGCCTTTTCTGCCCACACAAAACAGTCGTTCTCTTGTGCTATATCGAGCAACTCTCTATCGCAAAAACAGTGGTTATACTCTGTCGAGAAAAACTCACCACCGGTTAGTTTCAGGATATCCTTGTGCGCCATCCAGTGTGTTGTCAGGTAGTTTCCGTCATTCCTGCCATCGTTTAATCCAATCAACATGGTGCCGTCTGCTATACAATCAACAGCATGGTCTATCATGTGCGGTTGCGGTATCGTGTCGTCACCGAGAAATAGAACCCAATCGTATTTTGCCCTGTCCGACAACCTCTTGACCATTGTTGGACAACCTATTCCATCTCTGTCAACCTCAGTTATAACCTCGTACAATGTGCTATTTTCTCGCAGAGCATCAATGCATCTCTTCGCTTTTTCATCTCGTACCACAGGTATGACAACTGATATCATTTTTCCCCCTCTAAAATGATTTCGTAATCTACTATGTAGTGCCAAGTTGCCTGTTCTGGATCACGCACAAGCTGAGATGTCCTGCGCTTGAACATCAGCATCGTATATCCTGATACGGTCAATATTTGGTCATCAAACAGAGTCTTAAGGTGTCCGTATAAAGTGTTTATCTCTGCTGCACTCTCTTTTTCAGAGAACAAAGAAAACTGGATGCTCACGTACTCGTGAGTGTCACCAAAGTCCTCATCAAACTCGTTACTGACCACCATGTATACGCCATAAGGAAAAGATGCACTCTGCAGTGCCTCATGCGGATACATCTGTCCGTTGAGCGCTGTCTTGAGGTTGTTTGTTGTATTGAACCTCGTATATATGGCAGACATGATCTCGTTCATGCGATTCTATTTACCTGGCTCATAATCCTACTGTTGAGAGATGGTGACCGATTGAGCCTTCTGGCCACTCTCTGCAACTCTTTTGATGTTATGCCGCCGAGTTTTCGTTTTATTTTGTTTTTTGCAGGGCGAATAAAAGGTCTTGGAGGCTGCGCACCATTACCTGCCCACTTCCTTCTGGCAGATACGGTCATCGCCTTGCCGTTTGATGCTCGACCGAAACCAGCAATAGACCGGCCATATTCAAAGAAATGCGCTCGTCCGCCTATTGAATCTTCCCACTCAGCCTCTGGGCCTTTTCGCCTTCCTGGTGTAGGTGGTCTTCTGCCAAAAGATGGTGCCTTGCCGAATACGCCGGCAATCCACGCAGTCCTGTTGAATTTAGTTTTAAAGTCGAAAAAACCAGCACGCATCAGACCTGTTTCGTAAGGGTGCGCCTTTGACACAAACCGTTTTTCTGCGTCCTCAACAAGTTCCTCTGCTGCAATCCTGCACCCGTCAAGTGTGCCGTCCTTCATGAGTTGCCCCATGAGCGTTTCATTGAAGTCGAGGTAAACCTCAGTTTTTACCATCTCAGTCATATTCTCTGCACCACAGGTCTATGACCCTGCTCATTCCAAACACATCTTTTACGTACAGGATCTCGTAGATTTTCCCTGTTCCGGTGATAACCCTCATGTCAGTCGTGATGCCACTCTGGTATCGTATCCTGATGATTGTGTGCATGTACATCTGCACCTTTCCATCCACGACGTGTTCTTTGCCTTTCTGCGGCCATATTGCTGCTCTGGCCGAAGCAAACGGAATCCACTCTTTTTCGCCGCCACCGTATCCGTCTGAGGTTACTGTTGCCTCCTGTATGGTGATAGGATGTTTCAGATTCCCTGCTTTCATACGATCCAATCCCACACTCTATGATTCGCAAGCAGAGCAGCAGATGTCCACGGTATATCCTCTATTGTCATGCTCTGCACGTTGCTAACAATCTGGTTCTCTCTATTTTCGTAGAAATGTGCAGTAGTCAACAGGATGGCATTTCTGATATCTGCAGGTATATCTGTGGATGAGGCACCATATCCTGTGACAAACTGTATCTCTATCGGATTAGTCGCGTTGAGAGTCGCGGATGGCCATGTTTGCGCATATTTCAAGTTTATCCTACCTGGCACACTGTTTGTGTCTACATCGTAGTAGTCTGATGAGAATGTTTCTTGGTCGCCATCTGTGTCAGTATATTTTATGTGGGTCACTGACTGCAGGTTACCAAAAAGCACCTTTATGTATGCCGGCCAGTGGTCGAGGTACATCTTCCATGTCTGCGTGATCAGTTTTCTCTGCAGTATCTGTTCGCACAGTGCCGTTGCCGAGTTTACATAAATGCCTATCAGTGTATCGTCGTCAGAGAAAGTGACGTTCATGTGCGATTTTGCCTCAGACACTGATATCGGTGTCGTTGCAGGCGCAGTAACTATGGTGTGTACTCGTCTCATCATGCCTTCCCATATTCGGTATCACTACCAAATGCATCGACTTCGCCGTGAAGATCAACAAAGTATACCTGCATGTCACCCGTCTCTGAGTCTGTCCTGGCCATACTGAATTGCAATGTGTCGCTCAATCCACACTCAACCTCGATATCGTCAAATACTGCAATCTGGCAATAGGTGTCGTCCTCACTGGCAGAGTAGTCGAAAATATCATCAGTTCCTGATGTGCAGGTAATGGTTGTCCAATCTGTCGTTTTTGCGTATCCGTTGCGCTGCAATCTGTATTGCATACTCAGCACAAATGGTGTAACAGCACCTGATGAAACGGCCTGAAAATAGTGGACATGAGGCTTGAATGTCACTTCGCCAACCTTGTACTGATGATCAATCTGTTGGTTCCACTGTACTCTGTCTGCCGCCACTGCTAGACTTCCACCAGAGTTAAACACCAGGCAATTATCGTCCCAATCGTAGTCAACTTTTCCCGCCGTACTGTTGAGCCTCTGGCCCAGCAGGTTGCCGACCATATCCTTCCATGCGGTAGCATTCCCGGACAACCGAACTGTTCCGTCAGTTGCCACGCTGGTCTGGTTGGTGCCATCGCCAACATACAGTGGCCCGACTATTTCGATGCCATCCGTTGATGGATTAAATGTCATTAGCGCGGCACCAGTAGCCTTGTCGAAAAAGACAAGACTACCTGAAGACCATTTGCTTCCGACCTTAGTTACAGCCATTGCATAGTCACCGTAATGGTGCCGAGAGCATAAGACGTTGCCGCGCCAGAACCAACCTTGAGTGCCAGTGCATCGCCTGCCGCCAACGTCCCAGCAGCAGTAGTTACCGCTGTGTCACTGACAGGCGTATTTGCTGTTGAGGTCAGGTCGAAACCGTTGGCCAGCAACTCATCGCCGTTGCCAGGTGCCTCACCCGTTGTCAGTTTCTCAATCTGCAGAGTACACGCCTGTCCTGCCACCGTCACATGCCGCTCGTATGCAGACACTATTTTGCAAGCAGCAGGCGCAATAAAAAATGTCTTGGCCACATCTGCAGCTTCAACCTGCGGGTACGACACCTCAAAATACTGCCCAGCAACACACTGAGGCGTGGTGAGCGTCAGATCTGCTGCCACGACGACACCGTCTGTACTGTCCTTAATCCTAAATATCTCTGTGCCTGTTGACTTGTCGGAGAAAACAAGCTCACCACCAGACCATGAACTTTTTACGCTTGCTATTGCCATGTTTATTACTCCATACTGTTAGTTTTACCGGAGTGGTTCCCCGTTGGTCAGGATGACGAGCGCACAGGGAGAGTGATTGGATGCACCCGCCACCCTGACCGTTTGTTATGCTATGTGATTAAGCCCGCTGTAGCGAGGAACCACGAAGCATTCAATGTTGACAAAATTGGTAGCCTGAGAACTGTCATCGACAGTCACGCCGAGAACATCAAAACTGTTCGCAGTGTCAAATTTTGCCGGGTCAATAACAAAAATGACCTTTTGGTTTTTAACAGTAGCAGCACAATTCCACGTAATAGCATCAGTTGCTCTGGTGAGTACTGATGTCGCAGAGAGGTCTGTGTTGTACCAGATAGGCACGGTATTGGTTATGGCTTTTGCGCCAGTGCCGTCAACCGCTGTTGCCTGTACCGGATCAATGCCAGTGGCATGTCCGACTGCCTGAGTAAATGTTGCCACGATGTAGCATCTCAATACATTTTTCAGAGAGATGTAATCGCCAGTTACGCCACCATTGGTGGTTACTGGAGAGGTCATCGTTACAGGTACTGCATCTTCGGGTATGTTAGGATACATGTGTCACCTCCTATGACCTGGTTGCAAGGGCCACAAACGGAGATACCGTTGCAGAACCTTTGTATGGAGTCACCGGAGCAGACGTTTTAGGCATCCCATCGAAATGGCTAATAAATCTCACCGCTAACTGATTGTACAGGAATTGTACGTGGATACTGGTATCGGACTTTATACTGCCCTTGTCCACGCCGCGATACTGGGAGAGGTCACAGAGCATGATGTCGCCTACAGTGCCGAGAGTTGCAGCCTGCTCAATCGGTATAACCGGATATCCGAGCAGTGTGCCGATAACGCCAGGTGCTCCTGCGAGGTTTGGTACAAAAATATTAGCAACACTGCCGCCGGTGCCTACCGCAATGGTAAGACTCATGAGTTGCGGAAAAGTGTCCTGATTGACCAGCCACACAAGGCTGTTGAGGTTGTTGATGCGTACACGCGAAACCATTTTGACGAGGTTCTCGTATACGATGGTGGCAGCAGTCTGGCCAGACTCTTTGGCCACGGAAACGAGCGCACCGCTGTTAAGGATGCCAAGAGCAGTTCCAGAACCAGTACCGTTGATAATCAAGTCCTGAATCTTGAAGGCGTACTCAGTACCAAACATGGACTTCATTTCGCCCTGCAGAAAGGGTGCGTCAGAATCAAGCTCATTGGACATATAAAAGAGTCCGGTTAACCTGTGAGGCTCAACTCTGGTCTTCCTGAACTTTGTCTTGCTGGAAGTAAGTTCTACCAGTTCGGCATCGGTGTACCATCTCACGCCGCCGCCACGATACCCGTTACCACGGTTACTGGAATCATCCACCTCGATGACATCCACGAAAGAGCCAGAGATACTGCGAGAATCAATCCTGCTGGTCACTGCGCCGTTGTTGAAACCGTCTGCCATGAGGTCAAGAGAGGACTCGCCCTGAAGCAACCACCCGCCGTCTTCAGCGGTAAGCTCAACCATGCCTGTTCCTGCGGCACGTTGCTCTCTTTTTGCTGCCGCTTCAAGTCTTGCCCTTGATTCTGCAGGATTATTGCGGTTGGTAGAGATATTGATAATATCCCTCAACTGCTGTCCGAGTGCGTATTTGCCACGGTAGATCGGCTGATCTTCTACTTCGACCCGCTTGAACTCCTGAACGGGAGGATCGTTTACCGGGACATCCATCCTTGCCTCAAGGGCTTCAATCTCTTCGAGATCACGGATATCTGACTCAAGTTGTTTTACACGCGCCATATCTGCGGTTTGCTGCTCACGCCTTTCGTCGGTGCGCTCATCACCGTCAAGCCCCTTGTACTCGGATATCCGGTCAAGGAGCTTGCGGAGTTCCTTCTGTAATTTGTTCATTTTCCTACCTCGTACTTGTTGAGCAAAAGCTCAATATCAATGTTTTCATTTTCAGTAACGATGTCGTCACTATCATTGCCAACGATCTCGTTGGACTTTTGTATATCAAAACTGCGTTTTGCAACGCTAGTGTCCGGATATGCAGGGTAAGTGACCGGAGAAACGTCAAACAGATCACTCACTCTGGTTATGGTGCGCTCATCGAGTTCACCGTTTTTGCCGTATCGCCATTCGTTTTCCTCAACGATGAAACCAAATGACTGCTGCTTTATATCACCACGCTCTACCAGTTTATACAGGTCGCTTGCGGCTTGAGTGTCGGGCAGATCAACTTCCATGTGCAGTCCGACCTCGTCTTCCTTGAGCCTGAGAGTTCCGTTGCTGGTTCTTCCCAGGACTAGATTACTGTCATGGTTAAACAGTGCCACTGTATCGCTCTTTTTCAGCGCATCGGCAAAGGCACCAGGTGCTATTTTTTCACGAAACCAACCAAGGTCTTCAGACCATTTATCGAAAACAGCGGCATATCCAGATATGCGCTTCACGCCATCGTCAGCATCAACCCTGAATTCGGGTGAGAAAAATCTAGTCTCTTTGCTCATCGAGTATTGCCTCTATGTATTGCGTCTGATCATCTCGTAATTGCTTGATTTTCAGCTTTCTGTCGGTAAACTTCTGTTTGATGTCTGCCAGTATCTTGTCGGCAGATTCTGTGTCGCAAAAACTTCTCACTATGAGAGATGTCCTGCCGTCGATTTTCTCGTGGATATTTTTGTAAAACGCATCAAGGAATGCTTCAAAATCCTTGGTTGACTTTCCCTCTGCTTGCTTTCTCAACTCACGCATTATTGCGTTTTTCTCTAACTGTTGTAACTGGTTGATATCATCACTGAGAAGGTCTGTCTGTGCCTGAGATTGGTTCGACAAATCCTGCTTGATTGATGCGCCTGCCAGATCGTATGGTATCATGTTGACAGGCACATATGGCGTATCGCCGCCTTCTATAGGATTCTGGTCGTTCCTCTTCCTGATCTCATTGAGAGGTGTTCCCATCTGCCACTCTCGCCACTCAAGCTCACTGCGAGTTTTTGCGTCAGGTCTAAGCAGTGCGTCAAAGTTAAACTTGAAAAAATAGCCAGCTTTTCGTTCATCTTTTGATAGCAATTTCCAGTTGAGTGCCTGTTCCCACCTGACAACCCACTGAGCCATAGTGCCGTCAATAAATGCTCTGTTTCCTTGCTCAGTGTTGTTATAGTTTGTGTTTTTCTCAAATATGCCGATTTTGTGAGGTGGGACTTTGAATATTCCGCAAATCTGGTTGGCAGACATTTTCATCTGTTCTATGAGTTGTTTATCTACCAAGGATACGTCAACTTTATTGAACTTCATGCCGTTTTCGAGGATCATCGGATACCGTGCATTATCAAACCCTGCATACCTGCTCATCAGTGCCTCTTTAAAAGCTGGCCCGTTATCGCCAAGTGAGTGCGGATGTTCCAGCACACCACCAGGTGATACACCGTTTTTCATTGCAGCACCCTGGAACTTGTCAAGCGCGAGAGAGTTTCCGATTGCCTCTTTAGCAAAGTTCGAGATCACCGACTCACCCTGTATGCCGTCATAACCAAACCCAACAATGTGCAGTATATCCTTTGGTGGATATACCTTTCTGCCATCCTCTGTCTCAACCTCGTACACAAGCCTGTCGAATTTACCGAGTCGCAGTCTGCCGATCTCTCTGTCTGTCGCTGTCCTTACCTTAACGGATGTCGGTGATAGAGGATATATTGCCTTTACGCCAGTTACGCCTCTCTGGATAAAGTTAAAACACTTGCCAGTGGTAAGAAGATTTGCCTGTTGTGCCTCTATCCAGTTAAACGAGGTCATTTGATTATTAGGAAGTGTTTTACAGATATGATACAGGTCATGGTCTGTGGCATCCTCTGTGCCACCACTGCCATTTGGTCTTTTCAATTTCAATGGCAACTGGGCCAGTGTCTCGCTAATTATAGAAATACAGGCATATACGGCCCACTGGCGCATCGCTGAGTCTTTGCTTACAGAAACGCCAGACGAGGCAGGGACAGACCATCCAGGCAGATACCAAAAATCGGATGTATCCGTCAAGTTGCCCTTTGATATAACCTGCGACCGTGTAAAAAAATTAACGAGTCGCTTGATCATTTATATCTCTTTTGATGCATTTGTTGATGATGCAGAAAGTGTCTGTTGAGAATCTGTTCTCTCGACAACCTGTCCACCCTGTCAAGATGCTCTTCTGATTCTATAGAGTCGTCAATGCCGCGTTCGGTCGGGTTGAGGAATTCTTCCTCTTCGCGGCGAAAAATTTCGGTAAGGTCTTCAATCCGATCCTTGCTCAAAATAAAACCTCTACTTATAGGTTAACATATTTTTTTTGATGTGTCAACAGTTTGTTAGGATTACAACAAACTTCCGTCGTTTCCAGCGTTATTTGTTCCGTCGAACATCATGGCACGAGCGAACGCTATGATCAGTGTGTCTGCGCCATCAATCTTATTCGCGTAACGCTCTTTAGTGGCAAAAATGTTATCATTTTTGTCATATCTGACAACCACATTTCCGAGGCACCAACTTAGAACAGGATTACCAGAATGTGTGAGTCTGCCATCCATTACAGCTTTTTCCAACTGCTTCATCGGTTCGCTAAAGTTTTTTACAGTCTTTCCGTACTCGACAATCATCTCATCGCAAAAGTGCTGCCCGTATTTGTCTCGCAGTCTACGTTCAAGTGCCTGGATAAATGGCCAAGCTGAAAAACCTATGTCGAGTGCAAATTCTTTCATATTCCTGTTAGACACGATGAAGTCATATACCTCGTCTTCGATCATGGTAAAATCGACAGTCCTGCCCATGTTCGTCTCAATAAAGCCCTCGCGAACCCACCTGAGATAGTTTGTTTTCTCTGGGTCGTTCGCCACATCATGCGGCAGATTGAACTGCGAGAATACGTAATAATGACCGTCTTTGATGTATATCCTGACCCTTGCTGTCAGGTCTTTTACTGCGCCAAAGTCTGCGCCGTAGAAACATGGATAGTCCTTGAAGTCGTCCTCATTAAGTGACATGTCTTCGCACTTTCGCCACAATTCCATGTCAAACCATGAGTTATACGAGTCCATCCAGATATTGAGGTTTTTACAAAGGATTATCGCCTGTTTAGACAGTGTCTGCTGTGCCTCAAGTAGTTTGCTCTCAAAGTATTTATCAAAGACCGAGATATTGTAGTTAGGATTTGCTTTTGACCACATCGACAGGTCTTTCCAATCGTCACCTTCATCGAGAGTGTAGATTATGCAGAATATCTCTTCGTTTTCGATGGTCTTTTTCAGGATAGAAACGCATTGCATACGCTTTTCGTAGCATGGCCCGTCCTTGTTTATTCCAGCGGTTGTGGTGATCAACACAATTGGCGAAACACGCGCACCAAAGCCTGTGGTCATGGTATCATACTGCAATGGCGTGTCATGCTCGTGGAACTCATCACACAGATAGCAGGATGGCGAGTCACCGTCGTTAGGATTGCCGACAAGTCGCTCGAATTTGCTATAATCTGTAGTTGTTCCGAGTGACCCGGAGTCTGGTTTTAGTCCGTATATTGCGACATTGTAATATGATTTTAATTCTGGATCTTGCTTGCACATCTGCCATGCAGGTTTAAACACTGCGTTTGCCTGCCTTTCGTTTTTTGCACCTGCAAATACCTCTGCGCCACCTTCACCATCCGCCAGAAACATGTATAGCCCTATTCCTGCCGACAGGTAACTTTTGCCGTTTTTTCTCGGAACCTCTAAGTATACTTCTCGGAACCTGCGTATTCCGTGATTGTCCACCCATCCGAACCCGACATGCACTACAAATATCTGCCAAGGTTGAAGGACGAAAGGCTCACCCTTCCATTTTCCTTTTACATGGCGAAGAGTTTCCAGGAATGCGCACACTCTATCACCAGGGCGGTATTCCTTTCCTTTTGCGTCTGTGAGAGGTGGATTATACGTATATTTCCAGTTTTTTCTGGACAGGTCGTCAATATGACGCTGACATGCAAGTTTTACATAGATATTTGCAGGTATTTCGCCATTTATAACGTCAATTGCGTATTTATGCGCTATTTCTGCGTAGTTTATGGTCATATCTTATCAAATTTGCTCTCTTCCTCTATCTGTGGCCTGACCCTTTTCATCTTTGCCCTGCTTTGGACATCACCACCGAACTTGTCCGCCAATTTAGTAAAGTTCATGAATGACTTGTTTCTGATGGTGTGAGATGGCCTGACCTGCTCATGACCAGTTTCGTACACCATGAACTCGCCATTTATCGCTATATCGTCACATGCCATCATGTACCGCTCCCACTCCTTACACAATATGAGCAGTTGTTCCAAATCCCACTTGGTCAGCATCTGCTCGTCTATGAGTCTGGCGCACATCTGGTTCCATTTCGACATGCCGTACTCACCGAGAGGATATTCCGGTTCTGGTATTTCTGTGAGCAAATCTGGTGTCAGGTCTTCGCCTACGTGAATTTTAGTGCTTCCTGTGCCTTTTTTGTGTGCATTACTGCGCTTCGGTGGTCCTGGCATATTTACCTCTTCGTTTTTTGTTTTGGGCAATGCCCTAATGGT